AAAAAAGTACTATTTATGTAGATTTTCTCTCAAACAGAGTTAAATACTAAAGCCGAATTTAAACAAATAAATGAATTTTGCTAGTCATTTGCAAACGATCTGCGACAATGAAACGCTCCATGTGAAAAATCAGATATACGATCCGAGACATGGGTTCGTTTTCCCGTTTTTACCCGCGAATCTACAAACATTCATCGTAAACCCACAGCTGGATAAAGAAGAAACAAACCTAGAAACCGTCCGCATTAAAGAACCGGTATTCGTCGTCGATACATTAGATGGATGTTGGGCTAATGCAATCATTGAAAATATCATCGTGTGGCTTTGGTCTTACCGAAAATACATGGCGAATCAAGAAATCGTGTTTGTGATTCGCAAACGGCTATTGGATATGTTTCCCGACAATTACAAGAATATATCAGCCGATCATACCAAATTCAATGACAAATACGAACAATTGTTGAGCATCATTCCCCATAAATATATTATACTGGAAAACGATATTAAAACCCGTCATTGTTTTGAAAACTGCTTTCATTATACACTAGAAGACAAACGGCAGCGCAGTTTCTGGAATACCAACGAAATCTATCCAGGTAGATCCAGTTTGCCACCGTTGTATAATGACGAAGAGATATACGAAAACGTGAATTATTTCGTACAGGGAATGCGCAATATTCTGAATTGTCATATTGATAATAAAAGCGGGAAAAAACATGTGGTCATTATCGAACGGAAATATGATCGATTGTTTGAAAAGGATAAAATAGATAGATTAGAAGACGCGTTGGAGAAGAATTGTTTAAACGAAGAATATGTATTCGAGGGCGTCGCGATTTTGGAAAATATGTCTTTGAAAGATCAGATAGCCCTGTTCTCTCGAAATCATGTATTTTTCTTTCGACATGGGTCCTGTTTGGCGAATTTGTTGTGGGCACCGACAAATAGTTTAGTGTTTGACATTGACGAATGGACAGACCGAAAGAAAATTGTGCAGCGGGTGTGTGATTTGACGAAATCGACCTCGTGTCATACTGACTACAAAGAATTCAATGTAAATGGTATGATTCAACAATTACTCGTATATTTAGGTAAATAAACATATAAATAGTTTTACAGGGAAAAAAGAAAGAAAGAAAAAAGGAAGGAATGTCGGTCACACTATGTACTTCTTTTTTAAATTATTATAAAACGCCATTAGAGCCTTCTACAATACAATTGAGACTCTCCCGTCTGAAACCTATTTTAGATCTCAAATTACCCATTTGTATATTTGTCGGAGTCGACTGTAAAATGCAGTTTCAGAATTTCTTGAACCAGCAATACGAAGATCAATCGTTTATAAACGTGACTAATTTACAAGAGCATATTTTCGAAAATTCATTTATTTTCAGAGTTAGTGCGGAAACGACTGATTTGCCGAAAGATAAAAGTCCACCGAAAGATACCCATGATTACATGTGTTATTTACATACGAAAATAGAGTTCCTGAAAAAAGCAACCGACATGAATCCGTTTTCAACCACTCATTTTGCTTGGGTAGATTATAATATCAGTCAGATGTTCCAAAAAAACGACACTTTACCTTACGATCATATCTTGGAGTGGGCTCGGAAAATAAAAACGCCGAAATATCTCCCTCCCACGGAATTTACCGTATCGGAATCCCTCTTTCCGTACCAAGAAATATATATCCCGGGATGTTGGAACCGGAAAATTGAATCTGCCGACGATTACTACAAGAAGGTTTTATGGCGGTTTTGTGGCGGGTTTCTTTGTGGAAGTGTTTGTGCTATCCAGTATTTCTGGAAACTGTATGAAACTCATTTTCATGATTTTTTGAAAGAAGGCAAAACGATGGTATGGGATGTGAATTTTTGGGCGTGGTTGGAATCCAATCCGGAAATCGATTGGGAACCTATTTGGTATGAAGCTGATCACAACGATTCGATTGTTCGACTCCCAATGTTTGCCCAATGTTCGCCGATGATTCAAAATTGCAGTAGAATAAGAAAGATTGCACCCAAATATATATTGCCAGAATATGCGCCTTCGGCAGTTTCCATGGTTACATTTAAAAACATGCACATTATGAATATACGATATATCAACTATAAATATCTCCCCAGTGGACATTGTGAACCGAGGAAAAACAATGTGACGAGTACTAAAAATGTATGCGTTGCGGTTCATGCGAGCGATTACTATGTGCCAATGGACACACCGATTCTAGTTTCAGAGACCGAAACGGGACTGGTCTCTGATGTAGAATGTCCATTCCAGGGATTAGAAGATATCCGGTTATTTTATCATGAACAGCGGGTTCAATTCTTGGCGTCTACGGTAAATTACAGTGGATGTAATAAAAATCGAATAGTTATAGGCGATTATGATTACACAGGACATATGCTACGACATGTGAGAGTCATAGAGTCAGACGCAAACCGAGAGAAAAACTGGATCCCCATTGTCTACAGAGATGAATTGTTTATTTTGTATGGCTGGAGTCCTTCTTTCATAATTGGAACGATTAGTGGAGACTTGAAACTGGAGGTAAAAATTGAGAAGAAAATCAAAAATGCGCTGTTTCGAAATTATGAAATGCGGGGGTCGACGAATTTTGTTCCTTTAGATGGAAAATTAGTAGGTCTCGTTCATTTCACTGTACCAGGAACACTTCCGAGACAGTATTTTCATGTACTTGTCCAGATCGATCCGGAAACTTGGACGCCCGTTTCATTTAGCGATCCCTTGTATTTTGATACTGTAGGAATTGAGTTTTGTATTCATATGGAAATTTTCGATCGAAAGAAGGAAAATGTGTTCACCGAGGACCCAATTCATTTAGGAAGAAAATCCGACGAATTGTTTTATGCATTTTATCTTTCTCGTCAAGATCGAGACCCCCATCAATTATGCTTTTCGTTGGATTTATTTCCTTTGAAAAATGAATTTACTTTTTTGACCTGAAAGTTTTTTTCTACTTAAACTCTATACTACAATAATCATGAATATGGACGACCCCGCAAAAATGTCAACGACTCCCACCTCCACTGGCGCCGCAAGCACGGGTGGTAACGCTATGGATCAAGTATCTAAACTGTTTGAATCTTCTACCTCAGCGACGGGCGGCCGTCGTCGTCGTCGTCGCGGCAAATCCTCGAAACGCAAGTCATCGCGCAAAAAGTCTTCGCGTCGCCGAAAAAGTTCCCGGAGGTAAATGATTTCCATGAATTATTTATTTTCTTTTCATACTATATAAAAAATGGCAGAAGCATTAGGATATTCAACTGTAGGAGGCAAGAAGAATTCGTTTAAAGGAGGAAACGCAAACGATAAGAAGATGGGAGGAAACGCACTATTAGCAAAAGGAGGACGACGCCGGAAATCTTCCTCGAAAAAGACTCGATCAAAAAGAAGCCGAAGAAGCCCGACCAGACGACGTAGAATGTAAGGTAAGTTTATGAATGTATTTTATTTGTGTATTTCAATAATACAAATAAAACAAACAAGAGGTATAGTATCATAAAAAATTGATTTAAATGGGACGACAAGACAAACTCATCATATTCTCATAATGAACATGAACAATAACATTCGCACAATCCTGGTCTTTGACGTGGAAACAACCGGACTAGAATTGAAACAGCCATTGCTGAATAAATGCTCGTACGTAATACAGTTTAGTTTCATGGTATTCAACGTCGAGACAAATACGATCCAGGAGAATTTCAACGAGTACATCAATATTCCCAAAGAGGTCGAGATTACTCCTTTCATCGAAAATTTAACGAAAATCAATCGAGAACTGTGCGACTACGGGATTCCTATCCAAACTGCACTAAAGGCGTTTTATAAAGCGTATCATACGTGTGATTTAGTAGTCGCACACAACTTCTCATTCGATGAGTCAATGATAAGGCTCGAGTTTCTCCGACATTTCGCAGAACTGGAAGAAGAATGTCCCAATGGACTTGTCATGTTTCATAGCGGAAAAGAACAATACTGTACCATGAAATCGAGTATCGATTTATGCAAAATTCCTTTTCCTGAATCGTCGAATTACCGAATAAAATCATCGAACAAAACAGAAAAGTTTAAATTCCCAAAACTGGAGGAACTATATATCTTCTTGTTTCAAGAAGATGTGAGAATTGAGAATATGCACAATGCAATGGTCGATGTGTTGGTGTGTTTTAAATGTTTCATGAAACTGCGTTACGATATCCATATTTCAGATACTCAGATGGATAAAATGATGAAATGCTTGTTATAATTTTATTTAAATATTAAGTAAAAAAACGAAAACCTTTTTTTTACTTTTTCAGTGGTTGTGGAAAAATTGACAAGAATTGAAAAGCAAAGAACCAATAAACATATTCACAAGAACAATCAATCAAACAAATCAAGGTATGGAAATCACGAGCAGCGTTGTATTGCCAGTCACGCAAGCCCAACTGAACGAATTCAGCGGCTGGGTCCGTACGACCTACGAGACATACGACCAGTATATGGCTGCGATAAAATCCCCCGAGGTCGACAACTACATAAAAACAAACATTCTTCCAGAAGAGATGAATTATGCTTTGCGTATATCAGAGCGATATATTGGAGAAAAATGGGGTGATGCCAATATTCAATACATGTTACTGAATCGCAGAAGAGTGACTGCAAAGATGAAAAACTTGAAAGATAAAATCGCGAAACAAACCTTCCCTCGAGAATCGGCTCACACCAGACGAGTCAAGTCTGCAGAAGCACTCGCGCGGCGGCAAGCAAGAGAAGCGGAAACGATTGCATGGGAGCGAGCTAGAGAAGCACAAGAGATTGTAACTCGAATAATATATCAACAACTCGACCGTGTCGATGACGAACGAATCCAGAACCGTCAACCCGTCCAGAAGATCTTCATCGAAGAAGACATTGACATGAACGACGAATGCTCGATATGCATGTGCCAGCATAAACTGAGTGAAGCGTGTCTCACTGGCTGCGGACACCACTTCGGCACAAAGTGTTTGTCTAGATGGACCGAAAATACGTGTCCTCTTTGCAGAACAAAGATTGAAAATGTAGTAGAATTTGAAATGAAAACGGTTGAAGTATTTGTAATAGAGTAGAGTAGAGCATAGAAATAAAAATAAAAATAAAAGACATTTTTAAATAGTAAGAAAAACAAACAAACCTTTTTTTTATTAAGCGGAACACATTTCACACGTTTCCTCTTCTACAACCGCCAGAGATTTATTTTCTGGTTCAATGGTGAATTGCTGTGCGTGATGTCTCGGTCGTCGCCGTAGATAATAAATCCCCGTTTTCAATCCTTTTGACCAACTGTAAAAGTGCATAGAAGTCATGGTCCCGTAATTAGGATCTTCCAGCCATAAATTCAAACTCTGGCTCTGACAAATATACGCACCACGATCCGCCGCCATATCGATTAGATCTCTCATGGGCATTTCCCACACCGTCTTGTACTTGTCCTTTATTTCTTTCGGAATATAATCAATCGATTGAATACTGCCATTGTTTGCAACCATGTGGTTTTTCAAGGACTCATTCCACATATTTTTCTCAAGCAGATCTTGCATTAAATACTTGTTCACCATAATGAATTCTCCGGCTAGAGTACGTCGACTGTATATATTACTAGTAATCGGCTCCATACATTCATTGAAACCCAAGATTTGAGAAGTCGATGCAGTCGGCATCGGTGCGATCAAAAGAGAATTCCGTAATCCATGAACCATGATTTTTTGTTTCAAGGCATCCCAATCATATCTTCCCGAATCAGGAGTGACATTCCATAAATCAAATTGCAATATACCTTTGCTAGCAGGCGATCCGTCAAAGGTTTCATAAGACCCTTCTGCTTCTGCAAGCTCACATGATTTTTCCAACGACGCGTGATACATGGTTTCGAATACATGTCGGTTCAGTTCTCTAGCTTCCGGACATGCAAATGCCCACCCCATCTGTAGAAAAACATCGGCTAGACCCTGAATACCAATTCCGATGGGTCGATGGCGCATGTTACTTCGTCGTGTTTTTTCAGTAGGATAATAGTTTACGTCGATAATACGATTCAAGTTTTCAGTCACAACCTTGGTAACTT